TCTGTTAAGGCTAATACCAAACGTGAAGTTAGTGACGAGGAATGGGAAGCACAAATGCCCAAACCTTCTGGCTATCGTTTGTTAATAGCTTTACCCGATGTCAAAGAATATTATCACGACAGTACCCTCTTTAAAACAACTGACCAGATGCACAAAGAGTCCATCATGTCGATTATGGGTATTGTTATAGACATGGGCGCAGATGCCTATTCAGACAAAGATCGTTTCCCCAAAGGCCCTTGGTGTAAAGAGGGTGACTATGTGATGTTTCGTATGAACACAGGCACACGGTTTAGGGTTAACGGAAAAGAATTCAGATTGATGAACGACGATTCTGTGGAAGCTGTAATTCCCGATCCTCGTGGCATCATGGCTGTATAGGAGATAAATTATGCCTTTTCAAAAAGTAGAATACGAGTTTCCTGATGAGGAAACACAAGAAATCGAAGTGGAGGGTTCCAGTGCTATCGAAGTGGATATTGGAGGTAAGAAAGCTAAGGCCGAGGCTGAGAAAGCTGAGTTTGTCGTTAAAAGTGAAGTGGATACTGATGATGACGAATATGAGGTTGAAGTGGTTGATGATACGCCCAAGGCTGATCGCAACCGTAAACCTTCTGATCCCCCAGAAGACGTTACTGATGACGAGTTGGAAGAATATTCAGAAAAAGTGCGTAAACGGATACAGCATTTTAGCAAAGGCTATCACGACGAACGCCGTGCTAAAGAAGCGGCTTTCCGTGAACGTGAAGAGTTGGAGAGATTATCTCAACAACTTGTGGAAGAGAATAAGAAACTCAAATCCAACGTAAACAAAAATCAGACAGTATTACTTGAGCAAGCTAAGCGTNGCGCAGTAACTGACTTAGAATCTGCNAAAAAGCAGTATAAGGATGCGTATGAAGTTGGGGACTCAGATGGTGTCCTTGCTGCACAAGAAAGCCTAACAAATGCCAAGATTAAGGCCGATAGGTTAAATAATTTCAAGTTACCAGCTTTACAAGAGGATGGAACTAATGTAAAAATGGGACCTGAAACCACCCCACCGCCAGTGGAGGTTGATAAACGAGCACAAGTGTGGCAAGACGCTAACGGCTGGTTCAACCAAGACGTAGAGATGACAGGTTACGCGCTGGGGTTGCATAATAAACTTGTCAATGAGGGTGTAAACCCTCAAAGTGATGCCTACTACGAGAAGATTGACTCTCGTATGCGACAGTTATTCCCCGAAAACTTCGAGGGGGAGGAAGTAGATAAGCCGAAGAAGCAGTCAAATGTGGTTGCACCCGCTACGCGGAGCACTTCGCCTAAAAAATATAGGCTAACGCAAACACAGCACCGGCTTTCTAAACGCTTGGGACTTACTCCCGAACAATACGCCAAACAGGTTGCAATAGATATGAGGAAGCAATAATGGCTACGAATAGAATTGGCCGTGAACTAGAAACACAAGAAAAAACGACCCGCAAAAAGGCTTGGACGCGTCCCGAGGTGTTACCATCTCCAAATCCCGAGCCGGGTTATGAATTTCATTGGGTTCGTGTAAGTACACAAGGGCAAGTTGACGCCACTAACGTATCCTCAAAAATAAGAGAAGGTTGGGAGCCTGTAAAGGCAGTAGATCACCCAGAAATCACATTGGTTGTCATTGAAAACGAACGGTTCAAAGACAACGTGGTGATTGGTGGGTTGATGCTTTGCAAAGCTCCAGCGGAATTAGTCGAAGAGAGGTCTGCACATTACCAACAGCAGACAAACTCCCAGATGCACTCCGTAGACAANGATCTCATGAGAGAAAGTGACCCTCGTATGCCCCTATTTACTGATAGGAAGACGAAGGTCACTTTCGGAAACGGAACTTAAATTAGGAGCTTAACATGGCTTACCCAACTGTAAGTGGTCCTTCAGGGCTAGTTCCGGTTAAACTTGTAAGCGGCGTACCTTTCGTGGGCGTAACTCGTCAATATAGCATTGCGAGTGCATATAACACGAGCATCTTTAGTGGTGACGCTGTACAACTTTTAACCGGAGGCACCATATCCCGTGATACTGCTGATGCAGCAATGACGCCTATTGGTGTATTTCTTGGTTGTACTTATACTGATCCCTCACTGGGCTATCAGTTATTCAGCCAATATTACCCAGCAAGCACCGTTGCATCTGACATCATGGCTTACGTCGCTGATGGCACTGATGTGTTGTTTAAAGTTGCTGTACTTTCATCCGCTGCTGGCGCTACGCCAGTAATTGGCGATCTAGCGATCACCGATTTGGGTGCAAACGTAGCAATGATCAACAACGCTGGTGATACTGCTACTGGAAATTCACGATGTGGTATTTCCGACACGACCGCTACGACGAACACGTTACCTTTGCGTATTGTGGAACTTGTAGAGGAAACTAAAAACTCATCCGGTGGGTTCACTGAGGCACTCGTTAAATGGAACGCAGGGCATCAAATGAACAACCTCACTGGCGTCTAGGAGGGATAACTAATGGCTATTTCACGCGCCCAGCTCCTTAAAGAGCTACTTCCCGGTCTAAACGCACTGTTTGGGTTGGAATATGCAAAATACGGCGAAGAGCACGCCCAAATTTTTGAAACAGAATCCTCAGATCGCTCGTTTGAGGAAGAAACTAAGCTATCCGGTTTCTCAGCAGCACCTGTCAAGGACGAAGGCTCAGCCATCGAATATGACAATGCTCAAGAAGCATGGAGTGCACGTTACGTGCATNAGACGCTTGCAATGGGCTTCTCAATTACTGAGGAAGCTATTGAAGATAACTTGTACGACTCACTGTCTGCTCGTTATACAAAGGCCCTAGCTCGTGCAATGGCGTACACTAAGCAAGTTAAAGCTGCGTCTATTTTGAATAATGGATTTGCTGCTGGCACCACTTACGGTGACGGACAGGCATTGCTCTCAACAGCGCATCCACTTGTTTCTGGTGGCACCAACTCGAACCGCCCAACTGTTGCGGCAGACCTTAACGAGACTTCTCTTGAAGCCGCCGTTATTGGTATTAGCCAGTGGACAGATGAGCGAGGATTGTTGATCGCTGCTCAGCCACGGAAGCTAATCATTCCACCAGCATTGCAATTCGTTGCAACTCGTCTGTTGGACACTGATGGTCGTGTAGGTACTGCGGATAACGATATTAACGCTCTCCGCAACAACGGTTCTATCCCTGAAGGATATGCCGTTAACCATTACCTCACAGACACCAATGCTTGGTTCGTGATGACTGATGTGCCGAACGGCCTGAAGCACTTTGTTCGTACTCCAATGTCTACATCTATGGATGCAGATTTTGACACGGGCAACTCGCGCTATAAGGCTCGTGAGCGTTATTCCTTCGGGGTTTCTGACCCACTAGGAATTTACGGATCACCCGGTGCGTAATTAATGTGGGGGGCAACTATTGCCCCCCCATTACTTGTTGTGCTATAAGATACCAATCCCTGACAGTTACGTGGTGTAACTGACTAACCCAAGACAGGAGATTAACATGGGTACTACTACATTTTCTGGTCCTATCCGGGCTGGCAACATTCGCAACACTAACGGCACCACAGTAGGTACTGACGTAGCAAACGTCGGCTACGTTGTAATGTGCCAATCCTATACAGCCGATCTATCTGGCGGCGCACTTGCTGCGGTTGTGACCGATATGGTTATTCCCGCTAATTCTAAAATCGTTACCATTATTGTCGATCTGGCTGTTGCAGCTAACACTTCTACTAACATTAGTGTTGGTGATACTGTTGGCGGTGCTACTACATACATTAATGCTCTCGCTTCAGGAACAACCGTAGGCATCAAAGCTCTTGGCGCTTCTGGTGGTGGAACCCGTACTTGGGGCAACACAGGAACTTCTGACGAGCGTTTAACTGTTACTTCTTCCGCAAGCACTACTGCGGGTAGTGCAGTAATTACTGTAATGTATGCACAGGCGTTTAACACTGCAATTCAACCGTAATAGAGAGGTGATAACATGGCTGCTAATTTAGTACGCGCATTTAACTTCTCGCAGGGTGACACTGCGGCTCTCGTTGGTCCAAACCGTACTCGTATACTAGGGGTATTGGTTAACGCCGCTGCCGCATGTACGTTTCAATTACGTAATGGCACCGCTAGTGGGGACATACTTTTGGACCTCACATTACCTGTAGGCTGGAACGAGGTTTATATACCCGCAGATGGTATATTAGCGCGTGAAGGTTGTTTTGTTGCCGCACTTACTGGTTCTGGTAACAAAATTACTCTACTGCTGGAGTAGGTTATGTGGTCTTACTATAANNGCTGATGCCTGCAAAATCTAAGAAACAACAGAAATTTATGGCAGCAGTAGCAAACAACCCTAAATTCGCTAAGAAGGTGGGGGTGTCTCAAACTGTAGGAGAAGAGTTTATGAAATCTAAAAGATATAACAGGGGTGGTATGATGGCCCCAGCACCTGAGTCAGATCCTAGAAAGAAAATGAAAAAGCCCGGACAACCCGCGCCGTACGACGATAGTGGTGGTCTGAAAGGCCCAATGCCAGCCCTTTTAGATGGCCCTAAAGGTTCTGTAATAGTTGATCCCGCTAAGAAGAAAAAGCGTGCTCCTATGCGAATAGGTCAAGGCAGTGGCGGCCCAATGCCCATGATGAAGAAGGGCGGTAAGGTTCGTGGTTGCGGTATGGCTAAGCAAGGCGTCCGTAAAGCCAAAATGGTAACGATGAAAGGAAGTTAGGAGAGTTGTCATGGCAAAAGGCATTAAATGAGGTAAACATGGCTACGAGTGGTGCTACAGCGTTCAATATGGACTTCACGGAGATCGCTGAAGAAGCGTGGGAACGTGCAGGCCGAGAACTACGTTCTGGGTATGACCTTCGTACTGCTCGTCGGTCTATGAACTTGATGACTATTGAGTGGCAGAACCGTGGCATTAATATGTGGACAATAGAGCAAGGCTCTCTTGACCTCACACAAGGGCAGTCAACGTACGCCTTACCCGACGATACTATTGACTTGATGGAGCATCAAATACGTACAGGTGCGGGTAGCACTTCGTTACAGTCCGATCTTACTATAAGTCGTATTAGTGTAAGCACTTACGCATCTATCCCTAACAAGTTAACACAAGGTAGACCAGTACAAATTTTTATCCACAGGAATAGTGGACAAACTTATCCTATAGGAATCACACTAGTAGCTACAGCGTCGAGTACAGATACTACTATTACTTTAAGCGGTGTCTCTGACTTACCGCCCGCAGGTTTTGTTAAGATTGAAGATGAAATAATAAACTACAGCAGTATTGATGATAATGTGTTGCAAAACTGTTTTAGAGGACAGCAAGGCACAACAGCCGCTGCACATACAGTGGGAGGGAATGCTATCCCTGTATATTGGGAGCAAGTCCCTGCGGCTACTGTATGGCCTATTCCTGATGGTACGCAAAGCTATCAACTTATATATTGGCGTATGCGCCGAATAGAAGATGCGGGTAGTGGTGTGCAGACCGCAGATATGAATTTTAGGTTCTTCCCCTGTATGGTTGCAGGGTTAGCATATTATATTGCTATGAAAGACCCAGAACTTATAGAGCGTGTAGGTATGCTAAAACAGATTTATGACGAACAATTTGCCCTAGCTGCGCAAGAAGACCGTGAAAAAACTTCTGCGCGTTTTGTGCCTAAAATAGGCAGAATATAGTATGGGAGATAGGTTTGCATCTGCTAAGAAAGCTATCGCCCTGTGTGATGTTTGTGGGTTTCAATACAAACTTAAAGAGTTGCGTAACCTTGTGGTTAAAGGGCGTGACACGGACATTAAAGCATGTCCTGAGTGTTGGAACCCAGATCAACCACAAAATAAATTAGGTGAATATCCTGTAGATGATCCGCAGGCTATACGAGACCCAAGAATAGATACAAGTATCGGAGAAGCTGGGCCATATAGTAGTAGAGACATCCAATGGGGATGGAATCCAGTAGGCGGAGGATATGATCCGTATGGGCTTACCCTTGATTCGTTAGTTGGTACTGGCTATTTAGGGCAAGTTATCATAAACATTACGTAGGAGTAGTAAAATGAATGTTTTTGGAATGAAAAAAGTCAAGGTTATAAAGGATAAAGGTGTTAAACCCTATGGGGCAAAATCAAGCATGAAGGATGTTAAAACTACGGGGGTAAAAATCCGTGGTGCAGGCGCGGCTACAAAGGGAACTATGGCTCGTGGGCCAATGGGGTAAACTATGAACTATAGCGAGTTAAAAACAAATATTGAGAACATCACTGAAAACTCTTTCACTGATGACGAACTCGCTATGTTTACTGAACAAGCTGAACAAAAGATATATAACANGGTTCAAATTCCTGCCCTGCGTANAAACGTAACAGGNACACTTAGTTCAGGAAACAAATACCTTGGTGCGCCTACAGATTTCCTGTGGAGCTATTCACTAGCGGTTGTTGATAGTGCTGGAGACTACCATTACTTACTCAATAAAGATGTAAATTTTGTTAGGGAAGCATATCCTAGTGCTTCGTCACAAGGATTACCGAAACATTACGCATATTTTGATGATGATTCGTTTCTCTTAGGGCCTACCCCTGACNGCGCTTATACAATGGAATTGCATTATGGGTATTACCCTGAGTCGATTGTTACAGCGG